CTAATTTAGCTTTGCCCACAACTAGTACTACTATTAAAGAAGCGGATCGTGCGGCATATAATAGTTTTGCAGATGTAATTACAACTAATAGATTAGTAGTTCCTCCTAGCAGTCAATACTCTTTAATTCCTACGGTAGCTCCAGTGGTTAGAACTAACCCTTGGGCAAGTACAATTAGTTATACATTAACTTTAAATTTTCCAGGATACACTAGTGGTTCGACTGTAGTTTCTGCTATAAACAATGCCCGAGCATTTTTTAATGCAGGCGGCAGTGTTAAATTTAGTGCTAGCTTTACTAATTACACTACTGACGGATCATTAGGCGTTAATCAATCTTGGGCAACATTGCTAACTAATATGGGTACGATTAATTTTGGTGCCCATGCAACGACTAACACTGGCTCAGGCACTCCCCAGGCTAAAGGATTTTTTGACCTTACTACTAGCGATCAATTAATTTTTACTAAATTAGTCGATCCTGCTTATACTCCTACATATAGTCCTAACCAATATGATTTGTATGCAAGATTTGGTAGTACTAATGCTCAAATTATTTTTACTCCAACATTTAGTTATACTGGCGGCGGCAATATTCATGAAGCTGCCAACGGTACATTGACTAGTAATGTAACGATATTAACACCTAGTGGTAGCAATGTTTCAGTTGCCGCTCCTACAACTGTTAGTTCAACTTTATAATACCATAACCCATTGACAAGCTAATTACTGTAGTGTATTATGTACACTACGGAGTTTATCTATGGACGAAAGAATTGAAAAAGCGTTTGAAACAGCCAACTATATGGCTACACTTTCAAATCAAAAACGAATAATACAAGAAGAATTTACACAAGAGTTAGTGTTTTATATTAACGGTAGTACTTTTCAAATTACCACAGAACTAATTTGTTATGTCAAAACATTAATTGATATAAATCGTACAATTGATGTGATATTAATCGATAGTAATAATGTGCCTGTACTAATCGATGACATACAACAGTTTTTTAACGATATTTCAAATCAGTATTTTACAGCTACTCAAAAATATTTAGAAAAATACGCCGATATTAGAGTTAAAAGAAAAATTAAGGATATTGTTGAGTTATGACACAAGGTGCAGTTCTTGTTGCTCAAAATAATTCTACAATTGACTATGTTAAATTGTCTGTATTTTCAGCTAAACGGATTAAAAAATTCTTAGATATTCCGGTCAGCATTATGACTGACAGCCGGGGGTATTTAGAATCACAATATCCTGATCATCCGTTTGATCAAATAATAGACATACCAGCAGATGGAAATTATTTCCAGCGTAGATTTAATGACGGATCGTTATCGAGTAAAATTCTTGAATGGAAAAATTTATCAAGATATCTAGTATACGATCTTACACCTTATGATACAACTCTAGTGCTAGATGTTGATTATATTATAAATTCTTCTGTATTAAAATTAGCATTACAGGAAGATTATCCTTTGCAAATTTATTCGCAAAGTATGGATATTGCAGAATGGAGAGATTCATCAGAATTTAAACGTATAAATCCTTATAGTATACCTTTCTTTTGGGCTACTGCATTTGTATTCAATAAAGGTAATATAACGGCTTCGTTCTTTGCGGTACTAAGTCATATAAAAGATAACTGGGAATATTTTAGAACACTTTATTGTGTAACTAGTCCTATGTTTAGAAATGATATAGTTTTTAGTATAGCTATACATATTATGAATGGAAAAAAATCTGGAGATTTTGCCAAAGAATTACCCGGAAAAATGATTTATGCAAAAGATACAGATATTCTTATCTCCGCTGAAGACACTACAATGAAATTTTTAGTAGAAAAAAAGGATTACTTGGGTGAATATACTTTAGCAAAAACACAAGGACTTGATATTCATGTAATGAATAAATTGAGCCTTAGCCGATACATAGACGGAGGTTCAGGTGTCTAAAGGATTTTTATTATTTGCACAAAATACTGATTCTATCGATTATGTTAAACAGGCGTATGCGCTTGCTCTCAGTATTAAAATTAGTCAGAATAGCATTAACAATGTATCCTTAGTTACTAATTCAAAAGTTCCTAAAAAATATCGTGATATATTTGATAAAATTATTCCGATTCCTTATTTTAAAATAGTGGAAAATAGTCCGTTACAAGCCGAACACAGATATCAATTATATAATGCTACCCCTTACGACGAGACGATTGTATTAGATAGCGATATGCTACTGACAGAAGACATTAGTAGTTGGTGGGATTATTGTAAAAATTACGATGTGCATTTTTGTAATCGCATTACAAATTATAAATTAGAAACAGTAGTAGATACTGTACATCGTAAAACATTTATTGCAAATCATTTGCCTAATGTATATTATGCATTACATTATTTTAAAAAATCCGATCAAGCGAGAGAATTTTATAAAGTTCTCGAATTTGTAGTTAATAATTGGGAAGCATGCTACGGAAAATTTAGTCCTACTGAATATCAAAATTGGTTAAGTATGGATGTTTCTACGGCAATTGCAATTAAGATTTCAGGGATGGAAGATAGCATAGTTAGTCTGCATAACCCAATGCAATTTACCCATATGAAAACTCCTATTCAGGGTTGGCCTATTGTTCCCGATAGTTGGCAAACTGCTGTTCCTTGTATACTAAATGATAAAGGAAATATTATAATAGGAAACATACAACAAAATAGTTTGTTTCACTACGTTGAAAAGAATTTTATCAATAATACTATATTATCTAAATTAGAGGAGTTAGCAAATGAACGAAATTGATGACGGATTAAGCCCCGAAGATTTAGCTAATATTGCAAGAATTTCATTTAAGCCAATTTACAGAATATATTTTGATTTGGAAACTGGGGAATTATTAGCGGCATCAAACGAACACAGGCCTGAATATGATCATAGTATAGTAGTTCCTTACGAACAGTACGATGCATTGGTTTCAGGTCAGGAGCAATTTAAAGATTGGGCAATTGTTAAAACTAAAAATCCTGATAATGAATACGGAGTGGATTTAGTACAAAAAGAATTCCAAGGTCAGGCATTTAGAAATCACATGTTTGAATGGATTGTTAATCCTCCTACAAAAACTACAGAACTAGTTGTTCATTGGGATGAGTATAATAAACAATGGATCTTTATTATATCAGATTCTGCTAGAAAAAAATTTTATGATAAAAAAATAACTACAAGAGTAATTAAAATTTTTATAACACTTAAAAATGATTTAGATTTTTTAATTAGAACTATAGATATTGAATTAACATCTTTGATAGCGGATAAAGTAATTGTGCCGTTTGACACAAATTTAGAATCTCAAATTAATAAAATATCTGTTAGTTCAAAAACTGTTTTTGATAGCTACGGATTAAAAGTATGGAAAATTAAAACAAAATGATAAAAGTTATAGATCAAGATATTATATTTTTAAGTTACGATGAACCTAATGCTGAAAAAAATTATGCAGATTTGCTAAAAAAAGTACCTTGGGCAAAACGTGTACACGGAGTTAAAGGTAGTGATGCCGCTCATAAGGCCTGTGCAAAATTATGCGAAACTGAGTATTTTGTTACAGTTGATGGTGATAATATAATTGATCCTTCATTCTTAGAAGTTGAAATTGATTTAGATGAATTAGGATTAACTAAAGATTATGTGTTTAGTTGGTGCGGTAAAGTTCATGTTAACTATCTTATGTACGGTAACGGCGGACTTAAAATGTGGACTCCAGCGTTTGTAAACAATATGCGTACACATGAAAATTCGGATCCTAACGATACAAAAGGTCTAGTTGAATTTTGTTTTGATGAAAAATATTATCAATTTAATGAAAACTATTCAGAAAGTTTTACCAATGCTAGTCCATTTCAAGCATGGCGAGCCGGCTTCAGAGAAGGCGTAAAAATGTCTTTGAATCAAGGTGCTAAGGTAGCAGATCTTAAAACAATTTGGTGGCAAAATTATGATAGATTGCTAGTGTGGTGTAACGTAGGCGCCGATGTTACTAATGGGTTATGGAGTGTATATGGTGCAAGAGAAGGAGCATATCTGACTAATTGTACAGATTGGGATTACGCTAATGTTCGTGATTTTGATTGGTTGACTGAACAATGGGAAACTAGATATAGTAAAGTTACTGATGAAATGCTACCTCACGAAATCTCTGGATTAGGTTATACACTTAGAGATGAATGTGGTTTAGAATTGTTTGAACCATGCAAAGATTCTAGTAAGTTTTTCAAAAGGGTTTTTAATAATAGTCCAAGAATTGTAAGGAAAAAACATAATGTATGATATCGCATTTATAAGTTATCAAGAATCCGACTCTACAACAAACTATATAAATTTATTAAAAAAAGCTCCCTACAATAAAATTTTTAGAGTACAAAATGTAAAAGGAATTCATCGAGCTCATGTAGAAGCCGCTAAAAGATCAACCACTAATATGTTTTATGTTGTTGATGCTGATGCATTTATATTGCCATCTTTTAAATTTGATATAAAATTAGATCCTAGCGAAGAGGATATTGTACACGTTTGGCGTAGTGTCAATCCTATTAATGGGTTAGAATATGGTTACGGTGGAATTAAACTTCTTCCTACAAAATTAACTTTAAATATGGATATTGACAGTCCAGATATGACTACCAGTATTAGTCCTAGATTTAAAGTAATAGAAGAAGTTAGTAACATAACAGTATTCAATACTGATCCGTTAAGTACCTGGCGTAGTAGTTTTAGAGAATGTGCCAAATTAGCCAGCAAAGCAATTCACGGTCAAATTGATGACGAAACAAAACATCGACTAGATACTTGGAGATTTAATAACAGCCGAGAAAAGTTTTCTGAATATTCTAGAGGCGGTGCAAGTGCAGGCGAATGGTACGGAACAACATATAAAGATGACCCTGAAGCACTTGCAAAAATTAATGATTGGGATTGGTTAGAAGAACAATTCAAAGTGCATATTGAACTGTTTCCTCCGGAGACTTTTAAATAAGATCTGTAGTCATTGGGAAGATCTTAGCTATAACTTCGGCACAAGCGATAGCAACTTCTTGATGCTCTTTTTGTGTACCGTTTGAACTACGCAATTCAATAAAATGAATCCAACTGCGTAGTGTGCCATTCATATACAAACGACTTTCAATAAGTCCTTCTGGCAGTACAGCACGAGCTTGTTCTTTGGCAATACCTTTACTAACAGCCCATTCGTATGCATCACGGCTTTGTTTAATAACTAACTCTTGCATACGTTCCCATTGATAAGCAAGAAAACGATCTTCGTCGTTATTATGAATATCAAGCTCTATACTGTTTTGTCTATTTTTGGTATCTTGCTTGCGAGCATCTCTAAGTACAAAGTTGAGATCCTTTGTTGGGTCAGCATAACGTTGGCTGAACTCTTGAAAGCTGAAGCTTCGATGTCTAAGGATTTGTCTTGCGATATCTCTTGTAGTAGTAATCTCGATGCAGGCGGACACCATTTCGAGAGGACTCCAATGTTGGTGCTTAATAAGATATCGTATGAGCTTTTCTGAGGTTTCTGTATTAAGCTGATTGCTCGGGTTACTGACTCTTGCACAGTAGGCAATGAGTTCTTGTGCATCCGAGATTCCCATGCTAGCGAATTCTTCAGTTGGCTGGCTGTAACTAAGCAATTTAACATTCATTTATAACTTCTTTTTCTTAAGGAATTTTTGAGTGCTACGCTCGATGTCTTTTTTAACCCTAATAGTGTCTAGTTTAAAATCGACATCGATTATTTCACTTTCGTAGCGTTTAACCATTTCAGATAGATTCTTTTCAAAGGCAGTCCATCCTTCTCGTTTAACTTGATTAGTTATTTTAATTTCCCAAGTTTTGCCATTTTTAAAATTAATCATAACTGCATGTACATACCCAAGAGGTAGTACATTTAGTTTGATATCGCCAAACACTTCCGGCCAATTTGCTATGACATCCTTGGGAAGTACTTTTCCCGATGATGTCACGATGCGTCAGTTACCTTGGTCTTCTTTGCTGTAGGTACTAATGCTTCTGCTTGACGTCTTAATTCAGCCGCTTGTTTGCTTAAACGATCAGCATCACTTCTAAATTGTTTAGCTTGTTCTTCTGGTGTAAGCGTTACATTAGCACTTATAGTGGGCGTAGTATCAATTTTTTCTTCTACGACTGGAGCTTCTACAGTTTTAGATGCAGTAGGTTCTGCAGAATTTGATTTAAGTGATAAATCGTCAACTGCAACACCGCGTTGTTCAGCAATAATTTGATTTAATTCTGACAACACAATACTACCTGATGTAGTAGGAGTCATTTCTACTTCGCTAGTACCTAGCTTAACTAAACGACCTTGAGCATGTAATGCCGCTAGCATAATACTGCCATCGGAAAAATTACTACGTGCCATTACTTCGGCAAACTCGTAGGAACTTTGCCCAGCATTACTTTCTACTAAATTGATTAAACTATCGTGATAGCTATCTGGTAAATTTTCAGTTGGTACAATTAGGCAACTATGTGCATCGCCTGGCAAAGTACGATATACTACAATACATTTTTTCTTTGTAGATATAACTCTGCCTACATGTTTGAGTTCGGCCATAATATTATCCTTGAGCTTTTTGTGCTTCAGCTTGTTTTTGAACCTGATCTAAAAAAGCAGATAGTTTGTTATAAATCGTACCAACTGCTACCATTTCATTTGGTTTAAATGCACCGCGTGTGCTAGCAATATCAATAATGTTTTTCATTGCAGCCAAATCGTTAATTGTTAAATCGTTATTTTGATCTTGTTGTGCAGTATTAGTTGGTTGTTCTTGTGTTGGTTCTTGTACAGTATCAGTCATATGTATCTCCTTTGAAAAGTACTAATATAATTATCTTGTTTACAAAATAGGACAAGCAATCGTGAAAAAACTTAACTCTTTTTCTGATTCAAAACCAATACGTGTATTATACACAATAGTATTGGAATTATCTAAACCTATGCCTTGTCCTATGTAATACCGATTATTTAAGTTTTTGCTAATCCAAGCATCTAAAGATTTGATTAAAGTAGGATTATATTTGTTTATAGTTGTATACTTAAAATGAGGGCAGGCAAAGTCAACCCTCCGTAAATTAAAGTAATTTAAAGGATTGGCCTTTCCCGCTTTTAATGTCATGCTACTTCTTTAACTTGTTCGTAATAAGCAAATTCCCCGAATGGAGGAACAATCTTATCATTGCCGTGTATGATGAATACTGTATCGCAATACAATTCATCACCCCATGAACCAAACGGATATCCGTCAGTAAACATGATAAACTTCTTAGGCTGAATATCATTTTCTTTCATGTATTC